ACAGATGAGTAAATTATATTGTTCAAAAACAGATATTGAAAACTACTTAACTATTAGCATAGCAGTAGAGTTTGAGGAACAAATCAATTCTTGGATTGAAGGTATTTCACAATATATTAAAGAAAAGACACAAAGAGATTGGAAAGCTGATACAACAACAAGTGAGAGGTTCTACAACGGGAATGGATATTCAGATTTAAGAATAGATGATTTTATTGGTACTCCTATTGTAAAGACAGGAGAAGACTACAATGAAAGCATGGTTGCTAGAACAGACTTTGTTGCACAGCCTTTTAATTCTACATCAAAGCATACAATTATGTTAAAGGATAACTCTTTTGAATGTGGTATACAAAATCTATCTGTAGAAGCTAAATGGGGTTATGCAGAAGAAGTGCCAGAAGATATAAAGCACGCAACAGTGGTACTAGTATCAGCAATTGTATTAGCACAAACAAATACAGAAGGAGAAGTAGAAAGTGAAAAGATTGGAAACTATCAAGTTAAGTACAGGAATGAGAAACATAAAGACGATGTTCAAAATGCAATGGACATAATTGAATCAAGAGTAGTTCTAGCGATATAAATATATGCCAATTAGTAATTTTTATAAAACAACATTTACAATCAATCGTAATTCGTGGACTAACGGTGCTACTTACTCTAATTCTACAGAAACAGAGATAGGAACATTTCTAGGACACCTTCAGCAAGCCTCAGCAGAGCTTGTAGCGAACATGAATCTAAACTTTACTAATACCTACACTATATGGTGTTCTAGTACCTCAAATGTCCTTGTAGGAGATAGATTAACATCAGGAGGAGAGGATTATTCAGTAAGAGCAATTCAAAATAATACTAGTGTAGGTGTAAATAAACATTTAGAATTAGTAGTTGAAAAACAAAAGAATGAAAGCTAAAAGCACAATAGAATACAAGGATTTAAAAAGGGCAATTAAGAACCACCCTTTACAATTAAGAATGAGTGTTAATAAGTTTCTAGTAAGAGCCTCGGCTTCATATCGTAGAGCTATTAATCAAACAACTTGGACAATGGCATCGTCAGGAGGAGGTGTGCCAAAGTTATCACAAAACCTAAGAATGGCACATGAATATACTATTAGACCTTTCTCTTTAGTAGTTTCAGTAAATGAAAATAGAGCAGATTATGCGAAATATGTTTATTTTGGTACACGAAACATGAAAGCTAGACCTTGGTTGCTTTCTGTTAAGAATAAACAAATGTCAGATATAAAAAACTATCAAAACAAATTATTAAAAGAAATTACAAATGCACTCGGTAAATAATGTTATAATATATATATGTTAAGAGAACTAATACAATTACTGGAAACTAGCATTGCTACAATTCCAAACATACAGGCAGTCTACTCATATCCTATTCAAAAGGAAAATGATGTATATCCTGCTATTACATTCTTTCCAGAAACTGTAGACAATACTTTTGAAACTACAGACGAAAACTTCAAGATATATACTTTTAGAATGGGATTAGAGGTTAATATCGCAGGAACTACAGTAGAAAATGTATACAAAAATGTATTACCTCAATCATTTGACGATGTTGTGCAACACTTTGATACAAACTGGAATATGGCAACAAGTGGAGGACATAGGACTTGGGCGAGAGTATCAGCATCAACATTCGGTCTAGCACAAGAAACAAAAGGGAAGACAGCTTTTATTGATATGATACTTGAGATTAAAGCTCTCACAGACAACTAGGGTATAAAATGGTATAATTATATTATTAATCAGTTAATTATTTATTTATGAGCGAAATTATTGGAAAAGACTTAGAGATAGGTGTAAAAATAGAAGGAACAAGAGGCACAGCTGAAACTGTTGCTTCTAAATGGGTCAGAAATGTTACAACAGACATTTTTGCTAAAGTAGAAAAGGTTGTTGACGATAGCCAGAAAGGAGGGCTAGAAGATTCTTCAAATACTAGAACTACTAAGAAATGGTATGACGGTGATCTTGCAGGAATAGTTCATGCAGATGCTATTGGTTACTTCTTTGAGCAAGTATACGGACAATCAACACATACAACTGTGGAAGCAGGAGAAGTTTATTCTCATGCCTATTCTTTACTACAAAACATCGAACACCCTACACTATCTCTATTTGCAAAGGACGGTGCAAATAGCCAAGAAGTATTCAATGGAGGTGTAGTGTCAACAATAGAGATAAATGCTGTTACAGATGACTTTGTAAGATTTACAACAAATGTAATTGCTAGAGAAGCAACATCAAACTCTGATAATCCTGCATATGCAACAGACTATGACTTTATTGGAAAAGACATAACAGTTAAAATTGCAGATACAGAGGCAGGTCTATCAAGTGCAGATGCATTATGTATTAAAGACATGACAATAACTTGGGAAACTGGAGCAACAGCAGACTTTTGCTTTGGTTCATACTCACCAAATGATGTATATAATCAAAAGATGATGATAGAAGGTTCATTTAATAAGAACTACCAAGACGATACATTTAAAGACCTACTGACATCAGACAATGCTAAATACATGCAAATATCAATTGTAGGAGATACAATACTAGAAGGATCTAACGCTCCTGAGCTTGTAATACTTCTAAATAAAACACAAATTACAGAATGGAGCAGAAGTGGAGGTAATGATGAGCTAGTAACAGAAGATGTATCATTCAAAGCATTTTACAACAATGCAGATTCTCAACAGTCAGAACTTACCTTACAAAATACTACAGCTAGTTACTAAATATAAATAAAATTAATTAATATGTCACAAAGAGAAACTAAAGAAATCACAATCGGAAAACATAAGTTAGTTATCAAAACATACGCTACAGCTAGAGAAATAAATAAATTAAGACAAGCTGGAATGACTGACGGTAATGTTAATCCAGAACATGAGGAAATACTTATCGCAGAAATGGTTATATCAGTTGACGGATCAACAGAAAATGTAATTGATACTATTCTTGATACCTTTGAGTTTGAAGATGAGTATGTTCCACTAATGAGCGAAGTAGCTGACTGTATCTCTAAAAAAAAATAGAAAAATCAGTTAGTAGGTATAGAAGAAAACAAGGTGATGAGTATATGACAATGATTCACATAATGGAAACATTTAGTTGGACATATGACGAGTATCTTGAAACACCACTATGGGTCATAGATTTAATTATTGAAAAAATGAAACTAGACCACAAGGAAGAGGTTAAAAGAAACAAAAAATAATGGCAACAAGTAAACTAAACATAAAAATAGATGTCTTAGATAAGTCTAGTGGGAAGTTAAAAGCCCTAGACGGAAAACTTGCTAATTTATCAAAGACAATGAAAAAGGTTAGTATCGCTTCTGGTCTAGCCTTTGGAGCTATGTTAGTAGGGATAAAAAAAGTAGTGGGAGCATATCATCTACAAGAGAAAGCCGAAACAAGACTTGCTTCTATTGCAAAGACTGTTACAAAAGCCACTGAAGAACAGATACAAGCACTAAAAAACCAAGCATCAGCCTTACAAAAGGTGGGTGTTGTTGGTGATGATGTAGTAATGGCAGGTCAATCACAACTTTTATCATTCGCACTTACAACAGAGGAAACAATGAAACTAACAAAGTCATTGGGAAACCTTCTTGTAGCTAACAAAGGAGTAAACGCAACACAAGAAGATGCTGTTACTTCTGCTAATGCACTTGGTAAAGCTGTATCATCAGGACTTCTCGGTCCTCTACAACTTTCTGGTATCGTTCTTACAGATCAACAAAAGGCTCTATTCGAGGTAGCCAACCAAACAGATCGTGTAGCTATCTTGACTCAAGTACTTGCTGATAACTATGGAACACTTAACGAGGACATGAGAAACACTGCAGTTGGAGGTATGACATCCCTAAAGTTCGCAATGACTGACTTGCAAGAGTCTATAGGTAAGATTATATCAGAAGCTCTTGCTCCTCTTATAGAAAAAATGATACCTGTTATTAATAGCATTATTGAATGGGTAGAAGCTAACCCACAACTAACAGGAACAATTATTGGTGTTACAGTAGCTCTTACTGCGTTAATAGCTGTAGTATCAACTATATCAATACTACTATTAGCATTAAATCCTGTATCATTAACAATTATTGCTGTAATGGCAGGAATTGGTCTTGCGATAATAGGAATAACTGCAATTCTTAGTAAGTTTGGTCTTACATGGAGTGATGTATGGGATGGAATTAAGGCAGTAACAATAGTAGTAGTAAATAGTCTTATATCTATGCTAGAAAGTTATATTAATTTTTGGGTATCTTCAATTAATGTTTTAATCAGAACATATAACAGATTCGCAGAACTGATAAATAAAAACCCTATTGATCCTCTTAAAAATGTTAGCTTTGATCGTGTAGGATTAAGTTTACAAGAAAGTCTAATGAAACACTCAAGCAATATTACTGTTAATCCTCAAGCATTAAATAATCAAACATTAACATCAGGGAAAGATTTACATGGGCGTTCTAATATATCAGTATATGTTCAGGACAATACTATTGTAGGAGGAGGAACAGAAGCAGGAGAAGAACTAGGGAATCAACTAATGAGTACACTACAACTTAACACTGCAATATAATGATTAATATTACGATAGGTGGAGTAGACAAAACAACTTCTGTCATTCAAAAACAGCTAAAGATTCGCAATAGAATTAATGACAGGGCTGATGAGTGTACTTTTATGATAAAAAAGAAAACAAGCTCAGACTATAGACCTAATCTAAATGATGAGGTTGTTATTACTAATGGGGATATAATCTTTGGAGGTGTGATAGTAAGAGTAGATGAAGTAGCTATGAAAGGTGATTTAATTGTATACAATGTTCAATGTACAGACTACTCACATTTTCTTACAAGAAGATTAGTAGTTCAAAGATATGAAGATACTACAGCACAAGCTATTATAGATAACTTAATATCGGTATATACATCAGACGGTTTTACAACTAATGGGGTATCTATTGATAAAAACATAACTTCATTTTCTTTTAATGGATTAACTGTATCAAAATGTTTAGAAAAACTAGCTAATAGTTTAAACGCTCTTTGGTATGTTGATTATAATAAAGATGTACACTTTTTTTATAGAAATACAGAAACAGCACCATTTGCACTAACAGACACATCAGAAAACTTTATATATGAATCACTTGTAATCACAGAAGATATTACAAAGCTAAGAAACAAAGTAACGGTAAGGGGAGGAACTAATCCCTCAACTAATGATAGGTCAGAAACTCTCGTATCAGCAGATAATACACAAGACATATTTCCTATTGGTTACAAGTTTGCAAATGAGCCTGTTGTTACGGTTGACGGAACACCTGTAACGGTCGGATTAGAATATGTTGATGACGATACTTTATTTGATGCTATGTGGAGCTACACACAAAAGTATGTGCGTTTTACAACTGGAAATATACCTGCAATAACAGATGTTATCGTAGCAACTGGAAAAATTGAAATACCTGTTATTGTTAGAACACCAAACAATGGATCAATAGAAGAGTTTGGAGTTTTTGAATATCAAATTGATGACGATACTATTACTACAAATGATGAGGCAATTACAAGAGCAGTAGCAGAATTGCAATCATACGCAAATGAACTGCATGAAGGTAGCTTTGAAACATACAATAGTGGATTGAGGTCAGGTCAGATACTTACAATCAGCTCTACAAAAAGAAATAAAAGCATAAAGGTAGTATTACAAGATGTTAAATTAAAAGTAGTTGATCCTAATGGTGAGCAAGTAAAATATACTATTAAGTTTGCGACATTAAAACTACTAGGTATCATTGAG